CCTCGAGGGCGTGAACTACTCTTCCATGCGCTCCGGCCTGCTCATCGAGCGCGATCAATGGAAGATGCTGCAGACGCTCTTTAAGGAGCAGCTCCTGCAGCCCATTTTCGAATCTTGGATTTCGCTGGCTCTGCTCGCCGGCGTCCTGGTGCTCGATTCCCGCGATCCCGCCCGGTTTCTCGAGGGTAAGTGGGAACCGCGGGGATGGATGTGGGTCGACCCGCTCAAGGATGTGCAATCCAGCATCCTGGCGATCGGTGCCGGCCTAGATTCCCGCGATCGCATCATCGCCGAGCAGGGCGGCGATGTGGAAGAAACATTCGAGCAGCTCTCGGAAGAGAAAAAGCTCGCCGAGCAGTATGACCTCCAGCTCACCATCGAAGCGAAGGCTCCCACCGTCGACAAGGGCCCGAAAGAACAGGTCGAACCCGAGGACGAGGCCGGCGCGGGCGGTGGAGATGGTGGAAAGGAAGAAAAGGCGGCCGCCTCTGGCGCGGGCCGATTGATTCGACTGAGGAGCACCAAATGAACCCAACGCAAACGGCCGAACCCGTGAAGCTCGGAAGCACGCTCCCGGAACTCTACCGGGAATTTGAGATCCTCGAGATGACGCTCATCCCGAGAAAAGTTTTGACGGAGGAGGAAGTGCGGGCCCGGACGGAGCGCATCGCACAGCGCAGGGCAAAGAAAAAAGCCGGGGCGCCGGCGGAAGAGGGCGGGGAAGGCGGAGAAAATTCCGAGGACACTGATCCCGAAGAAGAAGAAGCGGAAGGCAAGGACAAAGACCGCTTTCAGATTTCGATCTCCTCCGAGTTCCCGGTGCAGCGATGGTTTGGGAAGGAGATCCTGGATCACTCGGCCGAGGCCGTGGACCTCTCGCGCGCAAAGCGCGGCATGGCATTTCTGGATTCCCACGATGCCAAGGCCATAGTCGGCATCGTGGAAAAAGTCAAAATCGGAGATGACAAGAAACTCCGCGGTGTGCTCCGGTTCTCGCGCAGCGCGCCGGCGCAGCAAATCAAAACCGACATTCTGGACAAGATTCGGCGCTTCATCTCCGTGGGCTACGTGGTGAATGAATACGTCCTGGAAAAATCCTCGAAAGAGGAAGGCGATACCTATCGCGCCACGAAATGGACGCCACTCGAGGCAAGCTCTGTCGGAGTTCCGGCGGACCCGACTGTGGGCCATGACCGTTCCGGTCAGGGCCGGCAATTCCCCGTTTTAGTTCGCAGCAGTAACCCGGCTTCCGAGCCGAATTCTAAGGAGGTCACCGTGGAAGCAAATACGCAAGTGCAAGAGTCCCGGACCGCCGCGGCTGAGATTGTTCGGCTCGGCCAGGTGCATGGGATTGACCAAACGAAAGTAGTCGAGTTCATCGCGGGCGGGAAATCCGTCGACGAGTTCTCGCGCTACGCTCTCGAGGAAGTCACGAAGCGCGGAGGCAAGCCAGTGAGGCAGCCGGCGGCCGAAGAGACCGAGCGCCTCGAGCTCACCGCGAAGGAGCAGCAAAATTACAATATGGCGCGCGGCATCATGACCGCGGTCCGCAACATCGAAGCCGCCGGCGGCGGCATGGCCGTGAAGCACGAGAACTGTTTTGAGATGGAAATCTCGCAGGAAATCGAGAAGAACTGGAAGGGCGAGCGGCATGGGGGAATCTATATTCCCTGGAGTTTGCGCCACGCCTGGACTCCGGAACTCCAGAAACGATTCGGCGACGTCCTCAGAAAGCGCGCCGGCCTCGGGGCCGGTCAGGCGCTTTCGGAAGTCTCGACCGCCGGCGCCGAGCTCGTTTTCACCGAGCCCGGGGAGTTCATCCAGTTTCTCTACAACCGGATGCGCGTGAAGGAACTTGGCGCGCGCACCATCGCCGGCCTCCGGGACAACGTTTCTTATCCGAAGCAGACCGGCAAGGCGAGCGGCTCGTGGGTGGGAGAAAATCCCGGGGCCGACGTCACCGATTCCGCTTTGACGCTCGGCGCGATCCCGAGTTCTCCGCACACCTATCAGTCCAGCTCGAGCTACTCGCGGCAGTTACTCGCGCAGGCGGTCATCGATGTGGACACCCTGGTCCGCGAGGACCTGGCCACGGATATGGCTCTGGCCACCGATTCGGTTGCGATCGTTGGCGGCTCCACGAATCAACCCGTGGGCATCATGTCGAACAACCAGGGAGTGCAGTCCTACGCGATGCTTTCGGATGCCGGCAACGGCGGAGCTCCGGCGTGGGACGACATCGTGAAGATGACGGAAATGCTCGAGGACGCCAATGCCGACCAGCTCGGCGACGGCGCCTGGCTCACCACGCCTGGCGTGAAATCCTCGCTCAAGCGCACGGCGCGTTTGGGGAACACCATCGGTTTGCCGATTTGGGCCGATGACAACACGGTCGATGGGTTCCGCTCGCGGTCCTCGAACCAGATCCCGAAAACGAGCACGAAGGGTGGAAGCGGGGCGACGCTGCACACGCTCATTCGCGGAATTTTCGAGACGATGGTCATCGGAATGTGGGGCAGCGGGTTCGAGCTCGTGGTCGACCCGTATCGCCTGAAGAAGCAGGGCATGATCGAGCTCACCACGTTCATGCTCATCGACGTCACCCTGAAGTACCCGGTGGCCTTCGTCGTCGCCAAGTACGTCGCCACGGTCTAATTGCTTTCCGGACGCGAAAGCGGCCGGCAATTGAGAGAACGATCCGCGAGCGCCGTTCACCCTCGGCGCTCGCGCGTATCGCGGAAAGAGAGTGCAGCGATGGCAGGTGAAAAGAAAAACGTGAAGCGGGTACGGTTGACGCGCTCGCTCCTGTTGAACGGTGAGCATGCCGAGGCCGGCTCCATTCACGAAGTCTCGCGTGCGGTCGCGCAGCTACTCATCGGGGCAGGCTCGGCCGAGGCGCATCTCGAGGAAGGCGAAGAACCGGAGGCCGCTCCTACCACCGTCAACCGCATGGAGCATGTGAGCGAACGCGACCCTCGCACCAAGCAAGTCGCGCCGGCGCCGCCCAAGGTCAAGAAATAAATGCCGCTCCCGCTCACGGTCCCGCCGTTCGGTGATGCCGATCTCCCCGCGATGATGGCGGACTTTGGCGTCCCGGTGACGGTGGGAACTGTGGCCGGCCTGGGCATCCTGAATGAAGCCGACGAGATCCTGGTGCAGGACGCCACCCGCGGAGGCGTGACGGTCCTGATGACGACGGTGACGGTTCAGACCACCAAGTTCCCGACCATGAAAATCGGAGACGCGGTAGTCGCTGGCAGCGTTTCTTTTACGATTCGTGAGCGCCTCCGCGTCGGAGATGGCGCTCTCACGAAACTCCTGCCAGGAGTCTAAGCAGCACAAATTTTCGGAGGAGGCACTTCGATGAGCAAGACAGCGACACTCGGGCTCGTGAAACCCACGCACGGAATCAACGTGGTGGAGGGCAATGCTCCCAACGGCGCGCCGAACGAGGCCGCCAATCTCGATGCTATCGATGCCGCAATTGCGGCTTTGAACGGCGCCGGCCAGGGCACATTCGTGGTGACTGCTCCGACGGCGGGGCAAGTTATCTCAAAGAGCGTGACGGTCGACGCGCAGGCGACTTTGCGGCTGATCGATTCCGAGCTCACGCTCGGTTTCCAGGGTACGACCACCGTGACCGGCAGCGTCGCCTCGCTTCGCGGGAATACGACCATCGCCGCCGGAACGACCATCACCGGCGCCTCCTACGTCTACGGGACGCAGGGCAAACTCACGATTCAGGGAACGCACAGCGGCTCGGCGGAAGTTTCTTGCGGCTTGCTCGGCCAGCTCGATCTTTCCGCGGCAACGGCCGCGACCGCTCCGCTCGCAGCGATTTGGGCGGACTGCGGCGCGACGATGTCCGCCGGCATGGGTGCTGCGGCCGCAAACATCGATGCAGTGGTGGTCTATAACACCACCGCCACCAAAATCAACGCGGCGCTTCGCGTCGACACGAATAGCACGTATTTCCTGGACCTCAGCGATGAAGGCGGCGGCCACGGGGCAGGGAACTGGATCATCGGCACCGCCAAGGGTTCCGGATGGGACAAGAGCCTGAAGATCAATCTCAACGGGACGCCGTACTACATCCCGTGTAACTCGCTGCCGAGTTAGACGAGGCGGGCATGGGCGATGTGAAACAAATCTTGGAGACGCGCGGCCTCAACTTGGCCGCGCGCATCCATCTGCTTTCGATCCTTCCCCAGGAAGGCGACGTCACCACGCTGCGAATTGTCCGCGAACTCCGAGAATCGCTGAGTCTCACCGAAGACGAGCACAAACAGTTCGGGGTGACCACGGTAGAGCAAAACGGCCAGGTCACATTCACCTGGAGCAATGCGGCGGCCGCGGCGGCTCCGCGGGAGTTCCAGTTCAAAGCGAAGGCCTTTGCCATCATCATCGAAACGCTGAAACGCCTCGACCGCGAAAAAAGGCTTCGCGCCGAGACTCTCGCGCTCTACGAGATGTTTGTTGAGGAGTGATTTTGGCGACACCGATTCCAGTTCCGGTTTCAATTCGCGAGCAGGTGATGCTCGCGGCGGTGGCAGCTATCAGTGCAGCGACGGCGCCACGCGGAACCGATATCGTTTCGCGGCCCGCCGGCCTGACCATCCACCGGGAGAGAACCCGGCCGATCGAGACCGACTCTCTCCCGGCGGTGATGCTCTACGCGGAGGATGACCCGCCGAAAACTTTGGCGCGCGAGGTCTATCGCGCACCGTTCACCGAGCGACAGCTCTCGCTCGGCATCGAATGCCGGGCCGAGGGCTCGGCGAGTGTCTCGCCGGATGCGGCGCTCGATCCCATCCTAGTGTGGACCGCGCTCGCGCTGTTCGCCGACGAAACGCTCGGCGGCCTGGCGAACGGCATGGAAGAAGGCAGGACGGTGTGGACCTCCCGGGAGGGGAACGTCCCAATCGCCGCGGCCAAATGGAGTCTAATCATTCGGTTCCGGACGAGCAGGCTCGATCCGACTTCAAAGTCTTAGGAGGACACAATGCCAGGTTTGAAGTACCCCATCGCGCATGTCCCGATGCTCGGAAAAGGCTCGATCCTGCTCGACATTTTCGATTCGAGTGGGCTCCCCACCGGCTTGAGGCATCTCGGAAACTGCACCAAGTTTGAGCTCGACCTGAAAGACGACATCGCCGAGCTCTACCAATCGATCAACAAGAACGTGACGCTCATCGCCACCGCGCTGAAAAAGCGCCAACCGAAAGTTTCCATCACCGGCACGGATTTTTCTTCCGACCACATGGCCATCGTGCAGATGTCCTCGGGAAAGACGGAGCTCTCGATCAGCGCGGCGACGGTCACGGCGGAGACGCTCATCAGCGCGACCGCCGTCTCGAATTGCGTGGGCCGTTTCTTTCGGACGGCCAAGATAAACCTGGACATGACCGAGGCCAATGTCCCGGTTCTCACGCAGGGCAGCACCACGCTCGCGTCAGGCACGGACTACGTGGTGTCCGATCCCGCTTCCGGCCTGATTTACATTCCCGCGGGCTCCACGATCGTGCTGACCGGCGCCGGCGCCGTCGCGGTGACAATCACCTACCACACACTCCTGGGGACGTTCGACCAGGTGGCCGGCGCCACTGTTCCGTTCCAACAGGGCCATCTCGTTTTCGTTCCGGACCCGGTGGACGGTCAGAAAATCGGCTGCGATATCTGGCGCGTGAACCTGAATCCGAACGGGAACGTGGGGCTCATCGCCGAGGACTATGGGAATTGGACGCTCGACGGAAACATCCTCGACGATACGGCGAACCATCCCGACGCGCCGTTCTACCAGTACACATTCTTCTAGGGAGAGCAACGTCTGATAGGGGAGGTTGCTTTTCCGGAAGATGACGGGGAGCTCCGCTAGGGCTCCCCGTTTTTAGAAATCAGCGGGCTCAGGGCAGTCCCGGAGGCGAAATGTCCTACACGATCACTCTCGACGGCAGGAAGTTCACCAGCGTCTCGCAATCCATCACGGCCAACCAAGACGATTACATTCTCGGGCATCTCCGGCGCGCCGGCGCGATCGAGGTCTTGAGCGATCTCGATGGTGTCCAGCGCACGCAGGAACAACGCGCGGAGGATCTGCTCACGCGCATCCTGCTTTCCGGGGAGACGCACCACATCCTGGCCGGCTGCCTGACCGAAGAAGGCCACACGTGGAATCGCGCGGAGGCCGGCGCCAATGCCGATCGTTTTTCGCAGATCACCGACGTCGACGAGAAAACAGCGATGCGCTCCTCGCTCGTGAGGTTTGTCATCGGTTTTTTTTCGTTAGGGGACAAATCATCGGAGACTTCCCGGAGATCTTCGAGCCCGAGCGCAAAGGCCCCCCCTACAAAGAACGCGGCTCCGCGACGCTCGGGGACTTCGAGCTCCTGATTCGTGAGGTGGCGCGCGGCGATGCCGACCGGATTCGCCTGGTGATGGCCTGGCCGCTCCGGGACCTCTTTTTGGCCTACGTGGAATGCTTGAAGGCCGCAGCGCGACGCATGTACGAAGTCGATGTGCTGGTCTGGAGTTCACTCGCTCCGCACCAGCGAAAAAAAACGGATCCGCCGGCCGTCCCGCGGATCTTGAGGAGCTAGATGGGCACGCCTCCTGATGTGAAAGTCAGACTGACCGCCGAGGACACCGGCGTCGCGGCGGCCATCAAAGAGCTCACTTCCCAACTTAAAAATCTGAAGAAGCAGCAGGACGAGACGGCCGGCTCGAGTTTTTCGCTCAGTCGCGCGATGTCCGGAATCGCCGGCGTCGCTGCCACCATCGGCCTGGCGCGCATCGGGAAAGAGGCCTTCGATTCCGCGGTCAACATCGGAAAGATGTCCGACAAGACCGGCCTGAGCACGCAGACGCTCAGTGTATTCCATAAAGTCGCGGGCGATGTCGGCGCCTCGACCGAGGCGGTTGACCGCGGCCTCATTCGCGCGTCGCGTTCGATCACCGATTTCGAAGCCGGCGGGAAACGCGCCGCGCTCGCTTTCCAGATCCTCGGAATCCGGCAGAAGGATTTTGTCGGCCTGAAGCCCGACGAAAAAATAAAACTGATCTCGCAGCGCATCGGCGAGATGCAGGCGGGACTTCAGAAGGCCACGGCCACGCAGCTCATTTTTGGCCGCGGCTCCGGGGACCTGACACTGGTGATGAACTCGCTCGCCGCGCAGGGGTTCGATAACGCTACCGCGGCGACGTCGAAGCTCGGCCTGCTCCTCGATCAGCAATCCGCGGACACATTTCGGGAGGCTAAGGCCTCCATTCAGGAACTCACCGACGTCGGCCAGGGAATGGCCACGCAATTCGAGGCCGGCATGTTGCCGGCGATCTCCGATGTCGGCGAGGGCCTGGTCGACTCGCTCACCCAGGGTGGCGTTTCGTTCCAGGAAATCGGCCGGTATGCCGGCGAGGCGGTCCGCGGAATCGCTCTCGTTTTTCTCGGCCTCGGCCAGACGCTCGGCACGGTGGCCGAGAGTATCGCGGATGTATTCGCCGCGGCTTGGAAATTTGTCCGGAACGAGGCCTCGACGGACCTGGCCGCCATCGGCCAGGCGGCACATGGGCATCTCACCCAGGCCTGGACGACGCTCGCCGAAGGAGCGCGGAACTCGACGGCCATCGTGACGGACGAGGTGGCTCGCCAGAAGGCCATGTACGCTTCGCTCGGCGCCAGCATGCGGGCGGACGTCGCCAATCTCTTTCCCTCGGCCGATGAAGAAGAGCGCCGGCGGAAGGCGCGCCTGGCGCGGCTCCGGCCGGAAAAACAGACCGAGGGCCCGGAGGCCTCCACGCTGGCGCCGCCGAGTGACGTCGCAGCCCGGGCGGCTTTCGCTCTGCTCGAGAAGCAGCTCCAGGACGAGCTCGCCATCCGGCGCGCCTACGCGAAGCAGGCCGATCAGGTCGATAAGGACCTCTACGAAAAAGGCGAACTTACTCTGGCGGCCTATTACGAGCGGCGCCGCGCGGCCGTCACCGCGGACACTCGCGCCGAGGTGGATATCCTGAAGCAAGGCCTCGAGGGAGCGCAGGCCGACGTTCAGAGAGCCGCGCAGGAAAAGGCCGCGGCGCTTTCGCCGGCCGACGTCGCCAAGGCCGAGGCGCAAAGGCTCGCCGCTCTCGGAAAAGTCGACGAATTCCAGACGAAAATCATCGAGACGCAAACGGCCGGTGCGACCAAGGCGCAGGCTCTCGATGCGGAGGAGTTCAAAGCTCGCGAGGAAAATCAAGGCAAGATTCTCGACTTCGAGAAGCTCGTTGCCAAAACCAAGCACGATGGCCTGGCCGAAGCATTGAAGGAAATCGAAATCGAGAAACAGAAATTGGCCATCACGCTCGCGCAGTCCGGGATGTCGAAGGAGGAAATCGCCAGCCGGCTCGCCGCATACTCGCAAATCAAAACGGCCGAGGCCACGGTCGACGCCGATCAGAAAAAAGGGCAGGCCGTGCTGAAGGAGCTCGCCGACGAACGCGCCGAAGTCGAGGACCAGGTGAAGAACGGGAAACTCTTCCAGGTCCAGGCCGATGAGCAGATTCGCCAGCTCGAGCTCGCGCGCCTCCCTGTACTGAAGGAAATCGCCGCGGAGATGCTCGCGCAGGCCAAAGCCTCTGGCGACGAAACAAAAATGGCCGCGGCCGAGGACTTCCAGAAGCAGGTCGACCAGGTCGGGACCAACGTAAATACCGTAGGGCAGCACGTCGCGGTGATGCGCGAAGGTCTGCAGAGTTCGCTCACCGGAGGCCTGGAGAACTTTTTTGGCAGCCTGGTCCACGGTACGCAACGCGTGAGCGATGCGTTTCGGAATCTGGCCGGCAGCGTCATCGGCTCGCTCGCGCAGATGATGCAGAAGATGGTGGCGCAGATGATCATCGCCAGGCTTATGCATGCCGCGATGGGCGGATTCGCCGGCGGCGGGAGTGTCGGCGCCGCGAGCTCGGCCGGTGGCGGCTCCGCAGCCGCGGGTTTCGCTGAAGGAGGACTGATTCGCGGATTCGGCGGGCCGAAATCCGACTCGATTCCGGCGCGCGTCTCTCCGGGCGAGTACATCGTGAAGGCGGATGCCGTGTCGCAGTTCGGGCTCGCCAATCTCGAGGCCATCAATCGCGGGCTGAAAATTCCTTCGCTCGAGCGGCTCGCACTTCCCAAATACGCCGAGGGTGGCCTGGTGGGGCCTCCAGGCGGCGCCGGCGACTCTACGATCAATCTCGGAATCGGGCTCGACGAGGGCCTCATCCTTCGGCATCTCTCGAGCAAGGCGGCAGGGAACATCATCCTGAACCATCTCGCCAACAATCCGAAGGCTGCGGCGAAGGCGCTTTCCAGGAGCCAATAGCATGAGCGTACAAATCGGCACCGCGACGGATTACGCGGATCTCCTGAATCAGCTCGACACTTTCCTCACGTCAGGTGGGATGGCGCTGACTCCCTCGTTTACCGGCGCCGGCAACGGCACGATCGCGGCCGCCGGGGGATCCGCGAGTGTGGCCGAAACCATCACCGTGACATTCAGCAGCTCGACGGCATTCGATGTGGCCGGGTCGATTTCGGGAAGTCTCGGCTCTGGCGTGGTGGGCACGCCGTTCATTTCGACCAAAGCCAATCTCACCGTCACCGCCGGCTTGGTTGCATTTTCCGCGGCGGACGTTTTCACTTTCGCAGTGTGCCCGCCGTGGACTTCGCTCCGCCGCGTCGCGGGTTCCGAGATGATTTGGGAAGCTCCGGGAAATGGCGGGCTCGATCAGATCATCGTGGGGGCGAAGACGTTTTCGGATGTGGGCACGGATTACTACAATTGGCGCCTGGGCGGATTCATCGCATACAACTCGGCTTCCGCGTTCAATCAGCAGCCCGGTTACCTCGGCGGCTCCTCGCAGGCAAATCCTTCGCCGGTTCTCACGCTCTGGAACTCTTCGATCCCCTATTGGTTTATCGCCAACGGCCGACGCGTGATTGTGATCGCCAAAGTTTCCACCGTCTACGTCGCGGCGTACCTGGGCCTGCTCGCGAGCTACATGTCGCCTGGCGCTTTCGCTTACCCGCTCGTGGTGGGAGGGAACCTGGCGTTTCAATCTCCGGAACCTGGCGCGACGAGTCCTAATTGGCGGTGGAGTTACACCGGCGCCGACATGCGAAATTTTCCCATTCCGCGGGCCGCAGTTCTCGGCCGCGATTCCGACAGCTCGCTCATGCTGCGTCGCACATCCGGCGCCTGGCGCGGTTTCGATGTGATGTACTCGGAGCAGACGTATGGCCAGGTGTGGCCGTTCGCCTATGCGGACACCGGCGTGAACTACGATTGGCGGCCGAACCTGGACGGCGGCTCCCCGCTCCTGCCAATTGTGCTCTTTGATTCCACGCCGAACATCTATGGTGAGCTCGACGGCGTCCACGCCACGAGCGGTTTTTCGCAGGGCTCGGAAAACACGGTCACCGTAAATGGCATTCCCTATTTGCTGGTGCAAAACGTTTTCCGTACCACCAAAGCAGATTTTTTCGCCGTGCGATTGAGCTAAGGGGGAAAGATGTCCTACCAAACAGGCGCGGCTACTTCCACCGTCGATCTGCTCCAGCAGCTCGTGACCTGGCTCGTGTCCATCGGTTGGACGCAGGACCGCAGCGCATCGGAAGGCCTGGGATGGACGGCGTCTCTTCACAAGAGCGGGAACTACGTGCACCTGCGC